CTGCGACGACATCGCCATCTTTGATCGCATAGTCGTATCCCTTCTCAGGAGTTCCCCGAGACTTCTCGATGTTAGGGTGGCAGCCTCCCACATCGAAAACTGTAGTCGTTCTTGAACTGAACTGTCGATTGAAATCGACGAAAGCGTGAAGATGAACTCCTCCATCCTCGTGTAGCTCTCGTCCAATGATGCACTCAGCTCGAAGTTCTGCAAACAAGTCCACAACTCGCCAAGGATCGAGATCGCCACACTGGCTGTAGGTGATGAGGGCATAGCGACAGCCTTTGATGATGAACGGAGCCAGATTGTCGTCACGTGAGTGTCCCGGAGGCCCTTTTGCAAACTAATATTATAGCAAAAGGGACAGGGACACCTGTCACTATAAGTACCCTCACGTTCGCCCCGCTCTGCGCGATTTAATGTCTCATCAAATCCCTCAACTCCACCGCCAAGATGCCCTATGCAACCAGGCGTGGGTCCAAGCGGAGCTACACGAGAAAAAGGTCTGGTACGTACAGACGCCGACCGGCCCCAAAAAGACGGACTTCGTATCGGCGCTCGCGTACCTCTCGCAAGTATCCGCGCAAGAAGGCAATGATCAACATGATCGCGAACAAGAAAAGAGATAGCATGCTCTCTGCCGCGTTCGATGGGGCCAACCCCTCACCTGAGTCACCGGTGAACCCCGGTACCCCGCTCCAGATGAACCAGACCAATGCAAATGGTCGCGTTCATATGACGGTTGCAAACGTCACTCACCGCTACCTTGTCCCCAACAATGCTGCGTACCGGGCCTTCCGTACGAGCACCTCCACCTACGTCAAAGGTTTCAGCCAGACGTATACTATCATCCCGTCTTCCTCCACTTGCTGGTGGCACAGACGCATCATGTTCGCTTCGAAGGATCTCTTCAGCAACGCCGAACTCGGCCAGAGTGTTGGTGTTCAGCCGTTTCCCAACTCCATAACCAATGTCCCAATGCGGGATCTTGGCAATATTACGGAAGGACCTTACAACGACTTCAGAAACTCTGTTCTGGATAAGCTCTTCGCCGGTACTGGTGGCGTCGATTGGACTTCTCCTTTCAGGGCTAAGACGGACAAAACCCGCGTCACCATTATTTCGGACCGGTCGTTCAACTATTCGTCTAACAACGAAGCCCCTAAACCCGTTGTTCGACGGGTGTATGACTCGATCAACAAGACAGTCGTTTATGACGACGAGGAGGATGGCTTGACTATTGATCCGTCACCACACAGCGTTGATTCTAAGCGAGGTCTTGGAAATATATTTGTAGCTGATTTCTATTTCTGCCCCGCACCGGATGATCCGGACGATGCCCTTACGGTGTCGTCGCAGTCTACGTACTATTGGCATGAGAAATAGGCCCCGCTATTTGTGTATGTAGTTCAACGAAGATACAATTGTCGCGCAACCACTCCATGTCCACACCTTGTGCGCCACGCGGATCGTCAACCCAGTTGCATAACCATATGCAAGGTTTACCCCACTGAATGAGCTTCGGGTCTCTGTAAAGCTGTTTCACCATGAAGCTCCACTGACACCCTAACCAATTCTTGTACCCGTGAAAGAATGACATACCACCTTGCATGTCGTCGAAAACGGCATACTCCACTTCCTCGTATCGCATAGCCTCAGCTCCAGAATATAAGCCACTGAAGAATATGTGGCTGCCTAAAGACCGTGCCCATACCGTTTTTCCTAATTGGGAATTCCCAATTAGTATTAGACTCTTCCTTCTATGAGTCACATTAGCCGTGCCATTAAATTGCGGAGCAGGGCCACGCGAAGCGTCCCGAATGCGGGAGCAACAGCGCACCGTAAGCCTAGCAGAGATATGTTCGCGCAGGGAGCTTGCGACCGAGCATCGCTTACACGTACCTTCGTCCAAGTGCTCCAGATCCCAGATCAGCCTGCACGAGCCACTCGTTGATTCCCTCAACTGCTGTCGCGTCAATCCATACCCCTCCGGGGGTAGTGTAGACAGGATCGACGGGTGTAAACTTCCACTCGCAATACTTCCGTAAAGCAGGATAGCTTCGGACCACATGTTCCGGAACCAGTTCGTGGCAAAGTTCCCAAAAGTGCTCTGCTGTCTCTGCCATGACAATCGTACTCCATTTAATATGAGCTGAGTTAGCGCCGCTTCCGCTCTGGTGATCCGGACGCCCGAGTCCTCCTGCGACGACATCGCCATCTTTGATCGCATAGTCGTATCCCTTCTCAGGAGTTCCCCGAGACTTCTCGATGTTAGGGTGGCAGCCTCCCACATCGAAAACTGTAGTCGTTCTTGAACTGAA